ACTTGCAAACAAAGCAGCAACCGCAAGAGAGTTGTTGGGCAGATTACAAACTGCATACGAAAACTTGCCCAAGTGGATGCAGCAAGGCATCATGGTTTGGAACAAAGGATCACTGGAGTTAGAGAATGGCAGTAAAATTTTGGCAGCTTCTACATCTGCGAGTGCTGTCCGAGGCATGTCGTTCAATATCCTCTTTCTCGACGAGTTCGCCTTCGTCCCTAATCACATCGCTGACTCCTTCTTTGCATCTGTTTATCCTACTATTACTTCTGGTAAAAGCACAAAAGTCATAATGGTTTCAACGCCTCACGGCATGAACCATTTCTATAGATATTGGCACGACGCAGAAAAAGGAAAGAATGAATATATCCCAACAGATGTTCACTGGTCTGAAGTCCCAGGTAGGGATGAAAAGTGGCGACAGCAGACCATTGCTAACACATCAGAGCAGCAGTTTAAAATTGAGTTTGAGTGTGAGTTCCTTGGATCTATTGACACGCTCATAGCTCCAAGTAAACTTAGAACATTAGTGTATGAAAACCCAAAGACTAGTAACGCCGGTCTAGACATATACGTAGAACCAGAACCAAAACATGATTATGTTGTGACTGTTGACGTTGCAAGAGGTGTAGGTGAAGATTACTCTGCATTCATTATTGCAGACACTACATCTTTCCCACATAAAGTAGTTGGAAAATATAGGAACAATGACATCAAACCAATGTTGTTTCCCAATATCATTTTTGAAGTAGCAAAGAGATATAATAATGCATTTATTTTATGTGAGGTAAATGATATTGGAGATCAAGTCGCCTCAATTTTAAACTATGATCTTGAATATCAAAATCTCCTTATGTGTTCTATGAGAGGTAGAGCAGGCCAAATTGTTGGTCAAGGATTCTCAGGCAAAAAGACACAGTTAGGTGTCAAAATGTCTAAGACTGTTAAAAAGGTTGGATCTCTCAATCTTAAAACAATGATTGAGAGTGATAAACTTCTCTTCAATGATTACGATATCATATCAGAACTAACAACTTTTATTTCCAAAAGCAATTCGTTTGAGGCAGAAGAGGGTTGTAATGATGACCTTGCAATGTGCTTGGTAATTTATGCATGGTTAGTAGCACAAGATTATTTTAAAGAACTTACTGATCAAGATGTAAGAAAAAGATTATATGATGAGCAGAAGAATCAAATTGAACAGGATATGGCTCCATTTGGATTTATGTCAGATGGATTAGATGATACAAGTTTTGTAGATGCTGAGGGAGATCGATGGCATGTTGATGAATATGGTGATCGTTCTTATATGTGGGATTATATGTAATGGATTTAGATGGACAAATACAATTAGGCCATCTTCTGTTACAAGATAGGAAATGTAGAATATGTGGAGAAACAAAAAATTTAGTTGACGGATTTTATAGAACTAGAAAGGACAGAGGAGCAGTAGCTTCCTCCTATTCATATGAATGTAAAGAATGCTGTAAGAGGAGAGTGAGAAAGTCATCAGACAAATGGGAATATCCAGATTGGTAGTTCACGTCATGTTTCCCCTGCGAAAAGTCACTTTTTAATAAATATTTTCAGAACAAATGAGATTAAACGGAGAAACAAAACATGGCGACTCCTCAATTATCTCCCGGTGTAAGAATTAGGGAGGTTGACTTAACAGTAGGAAGAGCTGATAATGTATTAGATAACATTGGAGCTATCGCTGGACCCTTTAGAATTGGTCCTATCGATGAACCAATTGAGGTTACTAATGAGACAGATCTTATTAGTGCATTTGGAAAACCTCTTTCAACAGACGCCCAATACGAGTATTGGATGAGTGCAGCGTCCTATCTTTCTTATGGCGGAGTCCTGAAAGTTGTTAGGACAGACGACGATGATCTTAATAATGCAAACGCTGGTGTTGGTGTTGCTAGCACTGCTGTATTAAAGATCAAGAATTATGACGACTATCAGTCGAATTACAAGTCTGCGACTGATTTTTACTATGCCGCTAAGAACCCAGGATCTTGGGCAAACTCACTTAAGGTTTGTCAGATTGATGACCTTGCTGACCAAAGAATTGGTATTACCACCGACAACCTGAGAAATGCAGGTGCTATCGTCGGACACGGTGTTACTGCTCAACTTTCTGCAGTTGTTCTTCCTGGTGCTGGAACGACAACTCCTTTCACTGGTTTCCTTAAAGGAATCATCACCGGAGTTAAGACCGACACAGCCAACTCAAACAGTACAATCGATGTTAAGGTTGTTGCTAGAGTTTCTGGTGCATCAACAGACAGCGGAACCGAAACCAGAATCGATTATAAAGAGGGAGCACTTGAGGCATCATTCGATACTTCAGACGCTCTGATGTTTGTCAACAATGCCGGTATCAATACTGGACTTGCTGCAACCGTATCAACCTACACTCCTGATAGTGTTAAAGATTGGTATAACGAGCAAACTCTTAATCTTGAGAACTCCACTATTTTCTGGAGCACGATTGCACCAAGACCAGTAACCAATCAGTATACTCTGAACCGCAGTGGTAAGAACGACGGTATCCACGTTGTGGTTGTTGATGATTATGGTGTTGTAACTGGCATCGAAGGCAATATCATTGAGAAGCACGTTGGACTGTCTAAAGCAGAAGATTCGATCTCTGCAGTCAATTCTCCACAAAGGAATTACTATAAAGACTTCATTGCAGATTTCTCTCCAAATCTGTTCGCTGGACTCAATCCATCTGCAGCTGCAGATACTTTCCATACAACAATTGATGGTGAGAATGTTCATCCTAGAGCAACTGGATTCTCTACATCATACACTCCATACACAGTTGGAGAAGGTCTCTGGGGCAGAGCTGCTCAAAACAATGTCTTTGCTGCTCTCGGAAATGTTTCCTACGCCCTTGGTGGTGGTGAGGATTATAGCGAAGGAGTTCCTGCCAGAGGTTCAAACGGTGGTATGACCGCAACTCTTGGCAGTCTTAAAACTTCCTACGAGTTGTTCCAGAACAGAGATGAAGTCGCTGTAGATTTCCTAATCATGGGTCCTGGTCTTGGTTCAAGAGATCTTTCCCAAGCAAAAGCAAATCATCTGATTTCTCTTGCAACACTAAGAAAAGACTGCATGGCAGTCATTGGACCACATAGAGCTGATCTGGTCAACATAACAAATACTGAGACTCAAACTGAAAACTTACTTTCATATTATTCCTCACTCAGTTCCTCCTCGTATGCAACATTCGATTCCGGATATGCATATAAGTTTGATAGATTTAATAACGAGTTTAGATTCGTTCCAACCAACGCTGATGTTGCTGGACTGATGACTAGAACTGCGATTAACTCTTATCCATGGTTCTCACCTGCAGGTCAACAAAGAGGTATCCTCAACAACGTTGTTAAACTTGCATACAACCCAACCAAGGCACAAAGAGATCGTCTCTATCCTTCAAGAATCAACTCTATTATCACAAAACCAGGTGTTGGAACACTTCTCTTCGGAGACAAGACTGCCCTCGGTTTTGCATCTGCCTTTGACAGAATCAACGTTCGCCGCTTGTTCCTTACTATTGAACAGGCACTTGAAAGTGCTGCTGAAGCACAACTCTTTGAACTCAACGATGAGTTGACGAGAGCAAACTTCAGAAACATTGTTGAACCATTCTTGAGAGATGTTGAAGCAAAGAGAGGTATTTTCGGATTCCTCGTTATCTGTGACACCACAAATAACACTCCTGATGTTATTGATAATAATGAGTTTAGAGCAGACATCTTCCTGAAGCCTGCGAAATCAATCAACTTCGTAACCTTATCCTTCGTTGCCACACGCACAGGCGTGAGCTTTGAAGAGGTTGCAGGTAGAGTTTGATCTAGATTAATCTAAATAACACTAGGAGGATACAAAAATGGCAACATCTAGAGAAAACAAGTCAATTTCTCAATTTAAATCTGCACTCATTGGGGGCGGCGCACGCCCCAATCTATTTGAGGTAGAATTAACGACTCTCCCAGCAGGTATTGCTTGGGATGCAGAAAACTTTAGATTTATGTGTAAGGCAGCAAACCTGCCTGCCTCAAACATCGCTAATATCGATGTTCCTTTTAGAGGTCGTATTTTTAAAGTTGCTGGAGACAGAACCATCGACACCTGGACCATTACCATCATCAATGATGAAGGTTTTGCTCTCAGAACAGCGATGGAAGCCTGGATGGATCAGATTGCTAAGTTGGATAACAACTTAGGAGCAACTCTTCCTGAGGCATACATGACCAATGCGACTGTATTCCAACTTGGTAGAGGTTCTGTTGCAAGCAGCAGAGATAATGCGGGTGACTCCAATGTAGTTCTTGCTGAGTATGAATTCATCGATATCTTCCCAACGGAAGTTTCCCAGATCGATCTTTCATATGATAGCAGTGACACTATTGAAGAGTTTACTGTTACCTTCCAGGTACAGTCATTCACTCTTTCCAAGGCTGGCGGTCCTAACGGTTGATAAATAACTAAAAGTTAACCGTTAATCATGTCCAAATTATTTGGGTTCTCAATAGAGGACAATGAACCACTATCAAAGACTGCGGTTTCCCCCGTCGCTCCCAACAATGAGGACGGGGTATCGCACTACATGAGTAGTGGTTTTTTTGGTACGCATCTGGATATTGAGGGTGTATATAAAACCGAAACTGATTTAATTAAAAGATATCGTGAAATGGCACTTCATCCAGAAACGGATAGTGCCATTGAAGATATTGTCAATGAAGCTATTGTTTCAGATTCAAACGATAGTCCCATTGAGATTGATCTTGATAATTTAAATGCAAGTGATGGTATAAAAAACAATATTCGCGCTGAGTTTAAGCACATCTTAGATTTATTGGATTTTGATAAAAAGGCTCACGAGATCTATAGAAACTGGTATATTGATGGTCGTATTTACTATCATAAAGTAATCGACTTCAAAAAACCTGAAGAAGGCATTAAAGAGCTTAGATATATTGATGCAATGAAGATGCGTCATATCAGAGTTCAAAAGAAAAGAGATCCAAATAAAGAGAGACCTACTGTCTTTAGATTGGAAGAAGATCCAATGGCATACTCGTTCCCAGAGATTGACGAGTATTACATGTATAATCCAAAACTTTCGTATCCAACTTCTACCATTGCATCTCAAGGTTCTGATCAGGGAATTAAGATTGCAAAGGATGCAATCACGTATTGTACATCAGGTCTCGTAGATCGTAACAAAGGGACAGTTCTTTCGTATCTTCATAAGGCCATTAAATCCATCAACCAACTTAGAATGATTGAGGATTCACTGGTCATCTACAGATTGTCCCGTGCTCCTGAGCGTAGAATTTTCTACATTGACGTTGGCAATCTTCCAAAAGTCAAAGCAGAACAATATCTGCGTGATGTGATGATGCGTTATCGCAACAAACTTGTATACGATGCAAACACTGGAGAAATTCGTGATGACAAAAAGTACATGGCAATGCTTGAGGACTTCTGGCTTCCAAGACGTGAAGGCGGAAGAGGAACAGAAATCTCTACTCTCCCCGGAGGACAGAACCTGGGCGAAATCACTGATATTGAGTATTTTAAAAAGAAACTCTATCGTTCACTTAACGTCCCTCCATCGAGAATGGATGGTGAAGGTGGGTTTAACTTGGGAAGATCTTCTGAAATCCTGAGAGACGAACTTAAATTCACTAAGTTTGTGGGTCGTTTGAGAAAGAGATTCTCTAACATGTTTAATGACATGCTGAAGACCCAACTTATTCTGAAAAATATTATTACTCCTGAAGATTGGGAGTCAATGAGTGAGCACATTCAGTATGATTTCTTGTATGACAATCATTTTTCTGAACTTAAGGAATCTGAATTGTTAAATGAGAGGCTTGGTAGTCTTCAAGCAGCAGAACCTTATATCGGAAAATATTTTTCTCAAGATTATGTTCGTCGTAAGATCTTGCGTCAAACAGATGAAGAGATTCTTGAGCAAGACAGACTTATCAAAAAAGAAATTAAGGACGGCACAATCCCTGATCCTGCAACCATTGATCCGTCAACTGGATTACCTTTTGCACCGGAGTCTGAAGCAGGTAATGATTTAGGAAAGCCGCAAATGGAACCTGAGATTGATGGTTCACCAACCGAAGCACCAGAATTACCAAGAGGAGGGGAAATTTAGTTTGACTGAAACTACTAATGTGCATCCAGAGATCGCAGAGATCGACTGGATCGATGACTGTTTTCAAGTATTTGAAACCAGAACAGGAATGTGGACTTCTGAAACAAAAGAAGGCCGCCAATTGTTAACTGGTCTCTATAAAGATAACGTTACCGAAATGACACGTTGGCATCTAAAGTGTGAACAAGAGGGATGGCCCGAAGGTTCTGTTAGAGTCATCGGTGATTCATTTGTCAGTGGTAAACTCTGATGTATGACGAATACGAGTTTGAAGATCACGATCACGAACGTTGGAGCACTGATTGGTATGTTCAATTAAACATGGGAATCGATGAACTTCGCATGTTTTACGATCATATTTGCTATTCAGTTGAAACTTGGCCAGGTTCTCCTGCCCGACCTGCAGAGGAGCAAGAATATTTGATGTCATTAAAATATAAAACTTATGCAATGATTATGGAGCACGATTTCCATGGAGGAAATTGATAGTTTATAAATACTATCTGACGTTACTCTTATAACATATTTTCATGGATGATTTAATGGATTTGATTGTTGCTGACGAATCGCCAGCAGGAATCAGCGATAAAATTAAAGAAGTTCTTTATACGAAAGCTGCCGGAAAGGTTGAAAACCAGAGACCACAGGTAGCAGCTTCGATGTTTGATGATGGTGATACCGAAGTCGAAGTTGACTCGGAAGAGTAATTATAAATAAAAATAAATGACCCGAGTATATCAATGACTTTAAGACCAGTAGGAGCAGGAGCTTCTGTTAATATCGCTGGAACCGCAACAACATCCTCTGCTTTTAGAGTGCAGACTAATGCGCTTCGCGTTGTTGCAAAAGGTAAGGGTTGTCACATTGCAATTGGAACTGATCCAGTAGCAACAGATGCCGATTTTTATGTTTCTGCAAGCGAACCCGAAACCATTGCAATGACCAAAGCATCTCAAGTAGTTGCTAGCGTTACGAAAGGGACAACCACTGTTATCACTGCACCCGAAGGAAC